TAATTTCATGGAACGAAACAAAATATAACGCTAACAACAATACAGGTTGGGAAGCAATTAAATCAAACGATACATCGGAAACACCTACCAAATATAATTGGAATGGCTCAGCTTGGGTGTCCGAATAGGAGACACTAAATGCCAAGAACCAATGGCGGTATAATCGGTAAAAGAAACGTAACTTCTTTTGGGAAGAATACTCAAACTGTTAGAACATCAAGCACGCCTAGTGCTGTTACTACACAACCAGGAACGAGAATTGTTAACACATTAGTTGTTGCTGGTGCAGGTGGAGGAGGAGGCTCTGGTCCATCTGGTAACGGAGCTGGAGCTGGTGGTGGTGGAGCTGGTGGTTTAAGAAATATAGATAATATACCTGTTTGTGGTAATACTGCTTTAGGAGCAGTAGTTGTTGGTGCTGGTGGAGCTGGTAATCCTGGATCAGGTAATTCAGGAGCTGATGGAAATAATTCTTCAATAGTCATAAATTGCACTACTTATACCTCTGAAGGTGGTGGTAGAGGAAGTACTACTAACGCAGGAGCTTGTAGAAATGCACAAACAGGTGGATCTGGCGGTGGTGGAGCATGGGGACCAGGTGCAGGGGCAAAAGCTGGTGCTGCAGGTAATACTCCACCTGTTAGTCCACCTCAAGGAAATAATGGTGGTAGTGGCAGTGACGATGGAGATTCATATGGTGGAGGTGGCGGAGGTGGCCATACTGCTGTAGGAACGAATGGAACAGGTGACGGGGGAGGAGCTGGAGGTGCAGGAACAGATTTAAGTGGTTGTTATCCAGGATCATTACCTGGAACATGTTCAGTATTCGCTGGAGGTGGTGGAGGAAGCGGTCAAGACGCTGGTACTGGTGCTGCAGGCGGAACTGGTGGTGGAGGAACAGGTGGTGGAAATGCAAATGGAACAACAGGGACAACAAATTCTGGCGGTGGCGGTGGAGCTGGTGGCGGATGTAATCCAGTTAAAAATGGAGCAGCAGGTGGCTCTGGTATAGTTGTAGTAAAAGAATTAAACAAAGCAAGTGGTGTATGGAATTTAAGAAGTCAAAAAGCTAGATTAGAACAAGGAACATGGCCTAAATTTATTGCATATGAAATGGAATATTTAGTTATTGCCGGTGGTGGAGCAGGTGGTATATCTGGTGGAGCTGGTGGTGGAGGTGCTGGTGGTTATAGAAATTCTTTTAATTGTGAAACTTCTGGTGGAGGTGGTAGTTCAGAAACTCCTTTAACATCAGTTGAAAGTGGAGCTTATACAATTACAGTTGGAGGTGGTGGAGCAACTGGAACTGTTACAGGTGGAGGAAGTAATGGAAGTGATGGAAATGATAGCATAGCTTTTGCATGCACACCTCTTGCAATTACTTCTTGTGGTGGTGGTGGAGGTAATGGTTATAGCCCATCAGGCCCATCAGAACATGCAAGTAGACCTGGAGGATCTGGAGGTGGAGCTGATGGAGAAAATCCATGTGGAGCTGGATCTGGAACAAGTAATCAAGGTTTTCCTGGAGGGGTTAATCCTTCAGCACCTGGGCCTGGATCTCAAGGTGGAGGTGGTGGTGGAGGAGCCGGTAGTGCAGGCTCTAATGGATCAGGAACATCCTCTGCTGGTAATGGTGGAAATGGTTTAGCAAGTTCAATTACAGGATCATCAGTTACTAGAGGTGGTGGCGGTGGTGGAGCTATATTTCAAAATACAAGAGGAGCAGCTGGACCTGGTGGTGGAGGAATTGGTTATAGACAATCTCCAGTTCAAGCATCTGGTTCAGGTACAGTAAATACTGGCGGTGGAGGTGGTGGAACAAATGAATGTAATAGTGAAACTGGTGGATCAGGTATTGTAATTATAAAAGCACCTAGTGCAGCTACTTTAGCTGTAAGTCCAGGGGATAATACAACAGCAACTACACCAGCTGGAAAAATTGCAACATTTACAGTTTCTGGGACATTGACAGTTTCGTAAAAATAGGTATATTATATTTATGGTGGTAAAAGAAAGAATATGAACTTAACAAATTATTATTGGTATTTTCAATCAGCTATACCTTCTCGTATTTGTGACGACATTTCAAAATATGGCCAACAATTACAAGATCAAATGGCAGTCACTGGTGGTTATGGTGATAAAAAATTAAATCAAAAACAAATTAAAGATTTAAAAAAGAAAAGAGATTCTAATATTGTTTGGATGAATGATAGATGGGTTTATAAAGAAATACAACCTTATGTGCATCAAGCAAATGCAAATGCAGGTTGGAATTTTCAATGGGATTTTTCCGAGTCTTGTCAATTTACAAAATATAAAAAAGGTCAATACTATGATTGGCATTGTGATAGTTGGGATAAACCTTATGCGAGAGAAGGTAATGACCCCTCAAATGGTAAGATTAGAAAATTATCTGTAACAGTAACACTATCAGATCCAAAAGATTATTCAGGCGGTGAGTTAGAATTTGATTATAGAAATTTAGATCCAGATAAACCAAAAAAAACAATAAAATGTAAAGAAATATTACCTAAAGGATCTTTAGTTGTTTTTCCTTCTTTTGTGTGGCATAGAGTATGTCCAGTTAAAAAAGGAGAAAGAAAAAGTTTGGTAATATGGAACTTAGGATGGCCATATAAATAGGAGTGGTATGAAAAAGAAAAAAGCTAGAAAACAAAAAACAAGAAAAAAATTAGATGAGATGTCATGTGGTAGTGCAGATGGATATCCAAAACAATTACAAATAGAAGAATTATTTCCTTCTCCTATATGGTATGGTGACCAACCTAAATTTGTAGATGATTTAAATAAGGCATCGGATCCTTATATTGAAGCATCAAAGAAAAATTTAAAAGAGTCTATAGATAAACGAAACAAAAAGTTTGGCAACAAAGGTGATATGGGACATGTGTTTCATTCAACATCGTTGATAGGTGATCCTAAATTTAAAAAGTTACAAGACTATGTAGGTGCTACTGCAAATAATTTATTGATTGAAATGGGATTTGATTTAACAAACTATACAGTATTTATTACAGAAATGTGGGTGCAAGAATTTGCTAAAAAAGGTGGAGGACATCACACATTACATACGCATTGGAATGGTCACATATCTGGTTTTTATTTTTTAAAAGCATCAGAGGCAACATCCATGCCATTGTTTGAAGATCCAAGACCAGGTAATATTATGAATCTTTTACCAGAAAAAGATAAAACAAAAATATCTTATGCATCTTCACAAATTAATTATAAGGTTCGACCAGGAAAAACCATGTTCTTTCCATCGTACATGCCTCATCAATATATTGTAGACATGGGGTATGAACCATTTAGATTTATTCACTGGAATTGTCAGGCAATACCTAATAGTGTGTTAGGTTATGCAAAATAAAGATATGAAAAAAGCGGTAATAAAAACCATGTTAGAAAGTAACTCAATAAGAAATAAACCAAATTTTATAGATAATTTTATAAAATCTAAAATGCAACTGAAAGGAAAAAATGTCATTAAAAAAATCGGCGTTTCAAAAAAATAAATACAGTGTTTTGAAAGGAGCTATATCTAAAGAAATTGCAGATTTTGCTTTTTCTTATTTTTTAAACAAAAGAAAAGTTGCTAGATTTTTATTTGATCAAAGATACATATCACCATTTACAGAATATTTTGGTATATGGAATGATGAACAAGTGCCAAATACATATTCTAATTATGGGGATATAGTTATGGAAACTTTGTTACAAAAAGTAAAACCTGTTATGGAAAAACATACAGGATTAAAATTATCAGAGACATATTCTTATGCTAGAATATATAAAAAAGGTGATGTGTTAGCTAGACACAAAGATAGGTATTCCTGTGAAATATCTACTACGTTAAATCTTGGTGGCGACCCATGGCCTATATATTTAGACCCAACAGGTAAACAAGGTCAAGCTGGAATTAAAGTTGACCTTAACCCTGGAGACATGCTTATATATTCTGGTTGTGAACTAGAACATTGGCGAGAAGAGTTTACTGGCAAAGATTGTGGACAAGTATTTTTACATTATAACAAAGCAAAATCAAAAACAGCCAAAGAAAACGAATACGATAAAAGACCATTTTTAGGGTTGCCTGCTTGGTATAAAGGCTTTAAAATACCTAAATAATATTGTATATAATAATATGGCGGGAGATTCCACCACACCATCTCCTGCCTTATTATTAAGGATTTTTTATGCTACAAAAAATAAATATACAACCAGGATTCAATAAACAAGTCACATCAACTGGCGGCGAGGGTCAATGGGTTAGTGGTGACTATGTGCGTTTTAGATATGGTTCACCTGAAAAAATGGGTGGTTGGGCTCAGTTAGGTGATGTAACTTTAACTGGCAGAACAACTGCTATGCACCAATTTGTTAATTCAGATGGTATTAAATATTCAGCATTAGGAACAAACAGAATTTTATATGTGTATTCAGGGGGAGCTTTTTATGATATAACTCCTCTTAAAAGTACAACTACAATAAGTGGAACTGCATTTACAACAACACAAAGCTCAGCAACTGTCACGATCACGTTTGGCAGTGCTCACAATATTTCTAAGTACGATATTATTAAGTTGGATAACTTTAGTTCTGCTACCAATTCTAATTTTAGTTCTAATGATTTTGATGATGAAGTATTTATGGTGGCTTCGGTCCCAACGTCAACAACACTTACTATCACAATGGGATCAGCAGAATCTGGATCAGGAGCATCC